CGTTAACAGAACATACTATTGAAGAAGTTGTAGAATTACTTGAATCAGGTCACCAATCTCCTGGTGCTTTTGCATTTACCCCTACCGAATTGTTGGAAGCAGCTCAATCTACAGGTATATATAAGGAACAAATTTTTAGTAAAAAAATTCAAGAACAATTAGCAGCAGCTTTACCTAGAGCACATGTAAATAGAAATTATAAAGGAGGTTTCTATACTGATTTAATTGATTTAGCTCCTATTGATTTCTCAGAAGATAGTAATAAAAATAAAGATATACCACTATTTAACAAAAACGAGAACATACTGCCTGCATTAAAAAACTAAGGTTATAATGTAGCAATAACTCAATAATTTACTATGGTAAAACAATGCCCGAATATCCAATTGGCATAGATACAACTAAAGTCGATACTGAGGCACTTGCAGCTGATGCTGCAGAAGTCGGACAAACAATCGATGAAACTAAACAACGCAGAGAAGCTGAGGCTATAGCTGCAAAAGAAGAACAGTCAGCTGATGCTCAAGCATTTGCTGAACAACAAGATCCTAGGAATGCCAAGAAGTGGGGTATAGGTGCTGTAGCTAAAGAGCTACAATCCGCTGTAACAGGTGGTGTAACATCTGCTGCAGGTTCTGTAGCTACTTTCCCTGAACGTACAGTTGATGCACTATCAGGAGAGATGGCAGAGGTAGGTGTAAAGAACTACCGACCTGACTGGAATCCCTTTGTTGACTATGATAACCCCATTGAAACTAAAACATGGTGGGGAGGTTTAATTAAAGATAGTATACACTTCGGTGTGATAGCTGGTGGTGTTACTGCTGCCGCAGCTTCCGCTGGTATATCAGTCCCTGCTGCTGGTGCTGTAGGCATAGGAGCATGGGGATTAAGAGCTTTATCAAATGGTTGGGTGAGAGCTGCAGCCGTCGGTGCTGTGTCTGATTTAATATCAGAACAATCAGATAAAGATAATGCACTAGCTACTTTACGTGATCGTTACGGATTCATAGATACCCCTATTAGTACCAATGATGATGACCATCCCATCATTTATAAACTGAAGAATATAGTAGAAGGTATGGGAATCGGTGCTATAGCCGATGGTATCTTCCGTATATTAGGTAAAGGATCTAGTAAAGTAATTAACAAAGTTAAAGCAAGGAATCAAAGTATAGTAGACCAAACCGTTGAGATGGGTAAAGAGCAACTCAAAAGCCCTGACTTCGGTGGTTATAAGAACAAACCTATAGCTGATCCATGGCAAGGTTCTCCAACATCCAAAACATCAATGGATGAAACTATCCAACTTAACAAACGAGTTAACAAGGAATGGGGTGCTGAAGATGGTTCAATAGGCTCACTTACTACACCAATACAGTTAAGACGTTGGGACTTAGATGGTAAAGAGCTAGACAATATAGCTAAAGAACTTCTTAGTTCTGATAGCTACCAAGCTGCTCAAAGGAGAATTAAAGCTGGTTTAAGTACCATGGAAGAGGAGTTCAATGAGTCATTTGAGATGGCTGCTAGAACTCTCGAAGGACGTAATCCTGTTGAAGGTACAGCTGCAGAATACTGGAGTGAATTTACTCAAGAATTCGATACCGTAGAAGGTATGGACAACTGGCTCTCTAAACATGTAGTAGCAGCTGACTTAGTTATTGGTTCATTAATAAAAGAAGTAAGAGACCTCGGTATAGCAGGTAGAGAAATAGCAGATATCGCAGACTTAAGTGATATAGATGGACCTGCTGCAGCTGTTATTGATAAAATAATGGTAGGTTTAACAGAGGTCAAGAGATCTAAGATACTATCATCTAAGAAACTGAGAGATTTAAATCTACGTGATGATGCAAAACAGAAATTAGTTAAAGAAACTTTAGCAGAAGATGTAGCTAAATCTAGAGAGTCAATCAAAACTATCCTTAACTTAGCAGGTAGAAGTGATAATGATGACTTAATAAAGTCACTATTTGAAGTCTTCTCAACCATGAAAGATGTCAACAGTCTTGATGACTTTGATGCATGGGCTAGAGCAACACTTTCAGGTGGAGATATTAATGGTAAGATAAGAACAGGAGCTGCAATTAAGGAGCTTCAAGGTGTATTTGTACATAGTGTTCTGAGCGGTCCTAAGACACCGATAAGAGCGATTATGGGTACAAGCACTGCAACGTTCTTACGACCCCTTTCTACAGCCATAGGAGCCACGATGAGGTATCCTTTCACTGGAGATAGTGCTACTATTAAATCAAGTATGGCATCATTGAATGCTATGATGCAAGCAGTACCTGAAAGTTTTGATTTATTTAAGACAAAACTCAACTCTTATTGGAGTGGAGATATATCTACAATTAAAACTCGCTTCTCTGAATTACAAAGAGGTGATGAAAGATGGGATATTCTAAGGAGATGGTCTGAGAGTGATCAAGCTACTGTAGGAGATCGTGCTGCATTTCTAATTGGTAATACGGCTAGGCAAATGAACAACAGTAGTTTGCTTACATACTCTACTAAATTAATGGCTGCTACTGATGATGCGTTTACGTATATATTAGGTAGAGCCAAAGCTAGAGAGAAGTCTATGCGTTATGCATTAGACCTTCAAGGTAAAGGAAGCTTAGCTGAAATTACACCAGATGTATTACGTACTTTTGATGATAAATTCTATGGTGAGATCTTCGATGCTAATGGTAATATAATTGATGACGCTGTTAATTTTGCTAAGCGTGAAGTAACACTGACACAAGATTTAACAGGATTCTCTAAAGGACTAAACGATGTATTTGAAGCTGCACCATGGGCTAAACCATTCTTCCTATTTGCTAGAACAGGTGTCAATGGTCTTGCTCTCACAGCAAAACATACTCCAGGTTTTAATTTCCTGGTTAAAGAATTTAATGATATTGCTTTCGCTACAGTTAATAATCTAGATGACGTAGCTAAATATGGTATTAACACAGCTGAAGAGTTAGCAAATGCTAAGGCATTGCAAACTGGTCGCTTAGCGATAGGCAGTGGTGTTATCAGTATGGCTGGTTGGTCTTATATGAGTGGTAATCTAACAGGTAACGGTCCGACAGACAGACAGAAACGTCAGATGTGGATCGATTCTGGATGGCAACCACGTAGTATTAAGTTAGGGGACGTATGGGTTAAGTATGATTCTATGGAACCATTTAACCAAATCCTTTCAACTATTGCTGATATAGGAGATCATGGTCAATTAATGGGTGATGAATGGACAGAGAAACAGCTTCTATCAACGGCATTAGTCGTTGGACAAGGTGTTGCTAGTAAGTCCTATATGGCTGGATTACAACAGTTTGTCGATTTGTTCGCTGGTCGCGCTGGTCAGACTGAACGTATTGTCGGTGGCTTAATGAATAATACAGTGCCATTAGCTGGGTTACGTAATGAACTCGGTAATTTATTCACTCCTTATATGCGTGAACTAGGTTCAGGTATAGACCAAGCAATTAGAAATCGCAATAAAATCAGTGAACATCTTCCAGGCGAGGATCTTCCAATCAAATATGACATGCTTAACGGCAAACCAATTAAAGATCATGACTTCATGACTAGAGCATTTAATATGTTCAGTCCAATCCAGTTTAACTTAGACCAAGGTCCAGGTAGACAGATGTTGTTTGATAGTGGTTACGATATGCGTATGTCAACTTACTACTCTCCAAATGGTGATGATCTATCTGACGATCCTAGAATCAGATCTATGTTCCAGAAAGCTATAGGTGATACAAACCTTGAAAGAAAATTAGATAAGCTATCACAAGATCCAAAGGTTCAAGCTTCTATCCAATTAATGCAAGGTCATATTAGATCTGGTATAAGAGATCAAGATCCATCTACTTACTACCATAACCAAAAGATTCATAATCTATTGGAACGTGCTAGAGATTTAGGTTGGGCTAGAATCTTACAGGAGAATGAAGTACAAGAACTTATTGAAACTAATAGACAGAAGAAGATTCAACAATATAAAATAGAAAAACAGTCACGTAATGTGGTTCCTATTCTCTCTATGTATAAATAATTATGGCAGTAACACACGTAGATTATACAGGGAATGGATCGGAAACAGACTATTCTATTACCTTTGATTTTTTAGAAACTTCAGATGTAAAGGTATCCGTAGCAGGTGTAACAAAGACTGTTGTCAATGATTACACAGTTTCTGGTACTACTCTAACATTCACTTCAACTGCAATACCCGCTAACAATGCTGCTATACGTATCTATAGAAATACTAATGCAGATACAGCTAAGCATACATATCAAGCAGGTTCTTCTGTTAAAGCAGACAATCTAAATAATAATCAAAAACAAGTTTTATATAAATTACAAGAAGTCAATGAAGCTACAGCTTCTGGTACAGGATTAGTATTATCTGCTGGTGATAAAAATGATATAACAGTCAACAGTGTTAATGACTGGGTCATACGTACTGGAGCTGTTGAGTCATCAATGCTAGCTAGTGGTGCTGTAATTAGTGCAATAAGTACTGGTGCTATTACTACAATTAAAATAGCAGATGATGCTATAACTGCTGATAAGTTAGCTAACTCAATAAATACAGAGATAGCAGCTAACACAGCTAAAGTTACTAACGCTACTCATACAGGAGACGTAACAGGTGCTACAGCTTTAACTATTGCAGACAATGTAGTAGATGAAGCTAATTTAAAAGTAGATAACTCACCAACTAATGATGATGTCTTAACTGCAAAATCCAGTGCAGCTGGAGGTTTAACTTGGGCTGCTTCAGTAGTATCACCATTACGTGGATTTAAAACTATAAAGTATACAGGTTCACAACAAACTATTCCTCGAAATACATGGACAGATGTTACTGACCTAACGATTACATATACACCAACTCTTAGTAGTTCAATTATTGTACTAGAAGCTCATTTGAATTTATACAGTAGATCATCGGATCAAACAAGTTCTATAGTA